GGCAAATACGGTCCGAATGAATACTGAGTTTGAGTGGTATGATCATGCTGAGAAGTATGATTCACACCATTCGTTTTTGGTTAATTTGCGAACGATGCCTGGAGACTGCGGAGCGGTGTATGTTACACACAACTCGAAGCTGGTAAGGAAAATTATGGGTATCCATGCAGCTGGGGACAAAGCTAGCACTGCGATAGGCGTTTTTGTGACGTCCGATGATTTGCGGTGTATGCTGCGTGCCCTGGACATGGAAACCCAAGGAGGCCCCAGTGAACTGGATGCGGGTTCTAGTGTTTCCGAGCTGAAGCCGAGTTGGCCGGTCGAGAATGTGCAGTGTGATAACTTCTTTGTTGAAGAGATCATGCCGCGCGATTTGACTGTGCGGACAGGTGGTAAGAGTAAGAAACACGAGACAGGATTGCAGAAGTTTGCTGTGGCGTGGGGTCACCCCGTTAAGCGACTGCCGTCTCGGCTTAATCCAACACGAATCAACGGAGAGAAGATATGTGTGTTTGATAAAGCCCTGGCGAAGAAGCATAAGCGGGAGCGAGTGATCACTGAGGTTCAAGAGGTCCCAGAAATTGTGGAGTTCTTGTCGAGTTGGCTACCCAAAGGTAGGCCCAGGGTACTGACTTGGCAGGAGGCGCTGCAAGGTGGTGGAGAGTATCACTTTCTAGGACCGATTGATGTGGCGAAATCGGCGGGCTGGCCATTTTGTCTGAAGAAACCCGGGGAGGGCAAAAGACCTTGGATAGATTCGGATGAGAGCGGCCAGCTGTCGTATCGCGACGGGGTCGTGGAGATGTTGGAACGTATCTGGAATGCACCTAGGAATGAGGTTGATGAATTTCCTTTGTGGTTTACGGACATATTGAAGGATGAGATTCTCCCGAGTGAGAAGGTGTGGATCGGAAACAATCCAGTCTTTACGACACGTGTCGTCAATTGCGCCCCGTTTGTCCATTTCCTAGTAGCCAGACGGATGTTCGGAGCGTTTTTCGACGAGATGGTGCGCTGGCGCCAGGATGATGGCTTCGTTGACCTTGGTCTAGATCCGACTAGTAGTAGTTGGAATGTGATGGTGACGAAGATGATTGCTGGTGCTGACGTATCGGAGTTGTGCGCTATTTGCGGCGACTTCAAGAACATGGATGGTTCTGTGCCTAGACAACTGTCCGAGGCTTTCCTTGCTTGCGTGATCAATTGGTACGGAAGTACTTATAGTGAGCGCGATCGAGCGCGTGCCAAGTTCATTATTGAGCGTAGCATGATCGATGTTGTGCATTTGGCTGACAATGTGAGGTACACCACTCGAGGCAATGCGTCAGGTTGGTTTCTTACAACTGTGGCAAATTGCTTCGTGGTGTACTTCGTGATGGCCGTGGCAGGACTAAGGAAGGTTTCGGTTGGCGGTATGGCGCGAACTGAGATGCTGAAGAAGATAGCCCGGAATCTGCGTACCTTTGGTGATGACCATGTGTT